AAAAGCGTAAGTATGCAAAGACTAGAAAGAAGAAAAGAAAGGTGTTAAGATAATGAAAGATGATATTATAAATGCTTTAGTAAAAGTTTATGAGGCTAATATTGAAAAGGCTAATGCAACTATCAAAATTTATTTAGAAAATTGTGTGGGTATAGGAGAACATCCTAACATTATAGATGAAATAGATAAGCAAGTTGATATTGTATCTGCTAATGAACAAAAGATAGATATTATAAGGAGTTTCAAATGACCAAATTATGTCCTAGAGGAAAAGCAGCAGCCAAAAGAAAATTCAAGGTATATCCTTCAGCTTATGCAAATGCTTATGCATCAAAAATATGTGCAGGTAAAATTAAAGATCCAAGTGGTGTTAAAAGAAAAGATTTTAAAGGGCCTAAACCCACATCAGCAAAGGAGGGAATGATGACTGAAATAGAAAAAGAAGCACAAAAAAGGAAAGATATTAAAAAAACAAGAGATATGCTTATGAAAGCAAGAGAAGAAGGTGGTCGTTTTTCTCAATCAGATATAGATATTGCTACTAAACAAGCTAAGAAGTTACGTAAATCTGGTAGAGAAACAGGTGGTAGATTATCAGTTAGTGATGTAGAAAAACTTATGGATGCTATGCCAAAATATAATGTTGGTGGTCACAGTGTTATGGGTTCACCAGTATCTGTTGATGTTGATGGTGATGTGTTAAGTAATCCTTCTGCATCTGCTTATTACAAAGATTTATTAAAATAATGGGTTTAAAGAAGTGGTTTTCAGAAAATTGGGTTGACATTGGTGCACCTAAAAAAGGTGGTAAACATCAAAAGTGTGGACGAAAAAAAGCAAGTGGATCTAAACGAAAATATCCAAAATGTGTTCCTGCTTCAAAAGCAGCAAGAATGTCAGAATCGCAAAAGCGAAGTGCGGTGAAAAGAAAAAGAGCAAAAGCTCAAGGAGTAGGTGGTAAACCTACAAATGTTAAAACCTTTGCAAGCAAGGGGATGTTGATAGAAACTTACTATGAGGGTATACTTTAGTTATGAAAAAAGAATTAAAAAATCCTAAAAAAGCTGATTTAGATAAAGATGGTCAATTAACTGGCTATGAGGAAAAAAGAGGTATGGCTATTGAAGAAGCTATGAGTGTTAAAATGGGTTCTTTAATTATGGCATCAAATGGTGAGCTTGTTCCTTACAGAGAATTTAAAAAGAAAAAATTAGAACAAAATTTTGAACAAGGAAAAAAAGATCCTTTAGGAAAATCTCTTAAAAACAAACCGCCTGCAGAAGTTGTAGATAAAGATAGTTTTGATTTTCAAAAAAAAGTTAAAGCTGCAAAAAAAGCGATCGCTGAGTATCCAGAGAAAATGAAAAAACGTGATCGGATGATAATGCGACAGTACAAAAAGGATGATCTAGCATTAAGAAAGGTTTATAGAGCAGCAGGTAGGGCTGTTCCCTTCGTTTCGAAAGCTTTAGGGGCAATAGGATCTTTAATACCAACTAAAGTGGGTAGTGCAGAACTAAAAGATATAGAAAGAAAAAAATATGGTGGCCCTGTGGGCGTGAAAATGGCAAAGGGTGGCTTTAAAAAGAAAACACCAATTTATTAGGATGAATTATGGCCACATCAGGAACAACTACATTTGATCTCGATATTGACGATATCATTCAAGAAGCATATGAGCGAACAGGTGCTCGTACTAACAGTGGGTATGATTTAAAATCTGCAAGAAGAAGTTTAAATATTCTTTTCAGCGAATGGGGAAACCGCGGAGTTCACTTGTGGAAAGTAGAACTAAAAGAACAATTACTGACAAACGGGACAGCGACTTACACAGCACCAACGAATGCGAATGATATTCTTGAAGCTTATGTAAGTACAACAACAGGCACAACTTCTTCAACAAACGATGTGTCGTTGACAAAGATTAGCAGAAGTGAATATGCGGCTTTACCAAATAAAGGTTCTACTGGACAACCTTCACAGTATTATATTGATAGACAAACAACACCAACAATAACGTTATATCAAACACCAGATGCATCTACTTACAAATATGTTAAATATTATTATTTAAAAAGAATTGAAGATGCTGGTGGTTATACGAATCAAGCAGATGTTGTGTTTAGATTCATTCCTTGTATGGTAGCGGGTCTAGCATATTATTTGTCTATGAAGTATAATCCACAAGTAGTGCAACAAAATAAATTAATTTATGAGGATGAGTTGTCAAGGGCTTTAAATGAAGATGGACAAAGGACATCTGTTTATATAACCCCTCAAACTTATTTCCCACAAGGAGTGTAATATGAAAGGTATGCGAATATTTAAAAGACAAGTGGGTGGCTATATGTCAGCACTTGAACAATCCCGTCCTGAATTGTTTAAAACAATAAAAGGGTATAGAGATAGATTGACATCTCCTGAACAAAAAACTTTTGATAAACGCGCAAATATTCAGTATAAAACAACTTTTAATATGCCTGAACAAATGCGACAGTCTTATTTTAAATCTATTGAAAAACAATATGCTAAACCCTCAGAAGAACAGTTTAAAAAAATAAGAGAGGATCTAAAATCAGAAAGATTTACACCTACTCGTCAATATTATGATGAGAGTATGAGAGGTCCAACCAGAACAACAGGCTATTATAGAGATTTATCACCAGAAATTGCTGATGCAGAAAAAGCATTGAAAGGGTTGACTCTTACTACTTCTGAAAAAAAAACCAGACCAAAGTATGAAGTAACTTATCCAACAGGACCTTATCAACAACAGAAACCTCCTACTTATAGCACTGAATTACCAAAAGGAGCAGTAAAAACTAGTGCTAGTGGTTTTGACTCAAACACATATTATCAAGCTCCAATTGAAAATCGTACAAGTTTTGCACAACAAAATATGAATCCGCGATACAGAAGAGTGGGTGATGAACAGTATACAGTCACAAACACACGAGCACAAAAAGCAGGTGATCCAGAATATGATAAACAGGCCGCTGCTTTAAGAAGATTACAAACTCGTGATAGTTTTAAAAATATGCCACAGTTTACAGGTCAAGGTAATTTAACTACACAAAATGTATATCAACAATTAGGTATGGCAAAAAGTGGTGGTCTAAAAGAAGACATTCAAAAGATTAAAAATAAAAAACAACAATTTTCTAATGGTGGTCGTGCCTCTGTTCGTGGAACAAAGTTCAAAGGGGTATTCTAAATGCCCTATGCACGTGGTAAATATGCAAAAGCAATTTCAGATCGTTCAGGGATGGCCTTTCCTTACAGAGAAATGGTTAGAGAATGGAATGGATCTTTTGTTCATAAGTCAGAATATGAAGGTAAACAACCTCAGATAAGAAAAAAACACATTACTGCGGATGCAATTGGACTTGCCAATGCCAGAAGTCAAAAATTTCAACAACCCATACAACCTTTTATAAATGACTCTACCCTAGATCAAACAAAATCTGATTCAGGTGGAGGAGGTCAAGCTGTAGTAAATTTGACATTACCGGGTGATTTTGCTTTTAGAACTGAGGGTTCAGTATCTTTAACTTCAACTGAAGCTAACCCAACATATGGAAGTATGGTGCCAGATGATGGTTCTGCTGAAAATAGAAAAAGACAGTTAACCGCTGAAGTTGGTAAAGTTGCTGTTGATGCTCTTGCTGTAACAATATTAGCTGTTACTGTGGTAAGCACAGATGATGGCAATAAATATTTCATTGATGGTGTAAGACAAGCAACCCCTAATTTTCTAAGAGGTAATACTTATAGGTTTTCACAACCAGAAAGTGCAAGCGCTCATCCCTTACGTATAAGTACAACAAGCGATGGTACACATAATTCTGGTTCTGAATATACAACAGGTGTAACAACGACTTCAGAATATACACAAATTACAGTAGCCGCAGACGCACCAAGCACTTTATATTATTATTGTAGTATTCATTCAGGTATGGGTGGATCAATAAATGTATCAGGATAAATTATGGCAATCACACATTCAAATTTTTTAACACAAGTAAGAAACTATACAGAGGTAGATAGTAATGTATTGTCAGACACTTTAATAGATCAATTTCTTAGAAATACAGAATTAGATATTGCGGGTAAAGTTGACTATGATGATTTAAGAAAATATGCAACAACCTCAACTATTGCTTCACAAAGATATTTAAGTATGCCCTCTGATCTAATTTATTTACGATCTGTCCAAATAACAAATTCTGGTGTAAGAGATTTTTTAGAAAAAAGAGATACTAGTTTTATATCTGAATTTAACCCATCAGAAACAGAAGCGGCACCAAAGTATTATGCAAATTGGGATGATCAAAACATTGTTTTGGCACCTACTCCAAATAGTGCCTATACGATTCAAATAAATTATATTATTGATCCTCCTCATTTTACATCAACAAACAATACATTTTTGTCAACATACCAAGATCAACTATTGTTGTATGGTGTATTAGCAGAATGTTTTTCTTATTTAAAAGGGCCTATGGATATGTACAAACTGTATTTAGACAAGTATAATGAAAGCACTCAGGGTTTTGCAATGCAACAAATGGGTAATAGAAGACGAGGGCAATATGAAGAAGGTGTTCCTAGAATCCCCATTCAATCCCCCTCACCTTAAAATGGAGTAAATATGGCAATAACAACTAGTGTAATATGTAATTCTTTTAAAAAAGAACTTTTTGAAGGAACTCATAATTTTAAACAAACTGGAGGAAACTCTTTTAAACTATCTCTTTACACTAACAGTGCTGTTTTAGGTAAATCTACAACAAGTTTTACCACAGATGCGCAAGTATCAAATTCTGGACAGTATACTAGTGGTGGTGGAGCTTTAGTAAATGGTGGTACATCATTATCTACAAATACAGCAATTGTTGATTTTGCGGATAGGTCGTTTACTGGAGTCACCCTAACTGCAAGGGGAGCTTTGATTTATAATGACACCGCATCAGGTGATCCTGCTGTTTGTGTTTTAGATTTTGGTGGTGACAAGACGGCTACGTCTGGGACATTTACAATTCAGTTTCCTGCTTTTAGTGCAAGTGCAGCTATTCTAAGAGTTACATAGAGTAGAGTATGTCCAACTCATGGGGACAACTCACCTGGAGTGAAGGTCTGTGGGGGCAACAGGGCGATCAAATTATATCGCTTTCTGGTTTAGCTCTTACAACTAATTTAGGGGGTTTTACACAAACAACTGTTGGCGAAGCCACGGGTATTGCTCTTACCTCATCTTTAGGAACGGCAGTAGGATTTACAGATTTTGTAGCTCAGCCAAGTGGGTTGAGTACAACTTTGGGTTTTGGGTCAATAAACTTTTTTAACGACAGTATTGAATCACCCAGTGGAGTTGCTTTAACATCAGCGATAGGTTCTGTAACTACTTTCGCAGATGTTGAGATGGCTATTACAGGATTTGATATAACTGCTTCGCTTGGGTCTATTAATTTAATAAATTGGGCTGAAGTTAATGTAGGCACATCAGTTACATGGACAGAGGTTGATAGAGCGGCATAAATGATTTATAATGTGAATTAATATAAAGGAATAGTATGGCTTCAACATTCTCAACAAGTTTAAAATTAGAATTACAAGCAACTGGTGAAAACGCTGGTACTTGGGGTACAAAAACAAATACAAATTTAGAGTTAGTAGAACAAGCCGTTGGTGGGTACGAAGAAGTATCTATTGCGGGTGGTGCAGGAACTACTGCATTAGCAATGTCAGATGGTTCAGCGTCTAATGCTCGAAATATGGTGCTTAAACTAACAGGAACAATTACAGGAAATAGAATTGTTACTGTTCCTGATAGCATAGAAAAAGTTTACATCGTTTCAAATGGCACTTCAGGTGCTCATACAGTTCAGTTTAAAACAGCTAGTGGTACAGGATATACTTTTGTTGCTGCTGATAAATCAGTTAGAGTATTATTTGCTGATGGCACAAATGTTGTTGATACAGGAATAATTAATACA